GAAGAAGAGAGGGTGTTTGGTTTATGAATAATGGTGTAGCAGTTTATCTTACTCCCGACCATTATATGGGGTTAATGTGGAATAAGATGCTGGAAACAGGAGGGTATAAAGACTTCCGAATGGCACAAGCAAAAATGTACTATTTCGCACAAGCTTGTTTAATAGACCCACGAAGTGTAGGAATGTTTTTTACAAAAGGACGGAGAACAGGATTTACAGAAATGGCAGACGACCATTTTGTAAACCACTCCACAAGTACAAAAAATGCAAAGTATGGTATTACTTCCAAAACAGATACGGATGCATCTTCGGTATTTTTAAAATATTCATATAGCGTTCAAAACTTGCCATTTTTCTTTATTCCAGTAGTAAAAGGCAAAATAGACGATGTTAAAAAAATGGTTTTTGGAAAGCCATCCGATAACACAAAGGCAAATAAAAAATTAAGAGAAACTTCTACAAATGATTATCTCGACACAATAGTAGATTATAGAGCAACTTCAACACTTGCTTATGACTCGAATAAATTGACAATGTACTTGTCAGACGAAGCAGGAAAATGGGAACGCCCAAACAATATTGCAGACCATTGGAGCAATGTTAAACCAACAATGATACAAGGTGGTCGAGTTGTAGGAAAAGCATTTATGGGTTCTACATTGAACCCAAAAAATAAAGGTGGAAAAGAATTTGAAGATTTAGATAAAGGCTCAAATGTTTTAAGACGAAACAAAAACGGAAACACAACAACTGGACTTTATTCGTTTTTTCTACCTGCTCACTTAAATATGGAAAGGTTTACAGATAAGTATGGAATTTGCCACACGACACTTTCCGAAGGAGAATTTATAATTAATGCAGCAGGAGAAAAACAAATATTTGGCTCTTTGCAATTTTTAGAAAATGAATTTGCATCGGCAAAAGCATTGGGAGATAAATATTATTGGAACGCAAGACGGCTTGACCCAATTACAAAACAAGATGCTTATCGGGACGAGGCAGTAGATTCGTCTTTCGACCAACAAAAAATAAACGACCAATTAGATTATAACGACAATTACGATATAAAAAGCACATTGGTTCGGGGTAATTTTTCTTGGGAGAATGGAATAAAAGATACGAGAGTTGTTTGGACACCGATGGTTAATGGTAGGGTTTTGGTTGCGTGGTTGCCCCCAAAAGATATGCAAAACAGGTTCGAGATTCGTAGAAATCAATTTGGAGGAACAAGTTACCATCCAATGAATGATGAGTTAGGATGTTTGGGTGCAGATAACTACGATATGAACTCAACCAACGATAGTATTTTACAAAACACAGAAAATGGATTAGAACATTCGGGAGGTTCGAGAGGTGCGTTATCAGGAGTTACAGGAACTACAATGCAAAATGCACCAAGTAATTTTTTCTTTTTAGAATATTTAACAAGACCCGAAGAAGCCGAAATATTTTACGAAGATGCGTTAATGGCTTGTGTTTTTTACGGAATGCCAATCGTTATTGAGAATAATAAGCCAAGAATGTTGCACCACTTTAAAAATAGAGGATACAGAGGTTTTTCGCTAACAAGGTTCGACAAAGCAATGAATAGGTTGTCGCCCGATGAAAAATTGTTAGGTGGAATACCATCGTCCTCGCAAGATATATTGACTTCACACGCAACGGCAATTGAATCTTATATTTTGAAATATGTGGGTAAATATTCGCAAGGACAGAGCACGGTAGCAATACGAGAAGAAGGGGAAATAGGCAGTATGCCATTTGACAGAACCCTAAAAGATTGGAGTAAATTTAATATTGAAAAAAGAGAAAAATTTGATATTACAATTGCATCAGGTTACGCATTAATGGGATTAAATCGAAAGTCCTACGCATCAAAAGTGGTCGAAAGAAAGCCAATGGTTTTAAACTTACATAGATATAATAACAATGGATAATAAAGAATACGAAATACCAGCACACCCAAAGTTTCCGAATATTCACGCTTCTTTTGACGAAAAAAGTCAAAAGTCATTTGGATTGGCAGTAGGACAAGCAATTACTTCTGAATGGTTTTATAAATCCATAACAGGAGGGGTTTGTCAATACTATACCAATCAAGCCACTTTTTTGGACAATCGTATCTATGCAAATGGTCAGGTAGATATGAAAAAGTATCTTCCAAAGTTAGGCACAAACGGAGATGTTTCCCTACTTAATTTGGCAGGAAAATCGCTAACTACCATACCGAAAATTGTAGATTTAATTGTAAACGGAATGTGTGATAGAGGTTATGTTGTGGAGGCAAGTGCTATTGACCCAGTTTCCCAAAATAACAAACAAGCCTATCGAAATCAAATAAAAAAAGAAATGAATACTAAAGATTTTACCGAAGCAGTAAAATCTAATTTAGATATTGATATTTCGACAATTCCAACAGATAAACTTCCCGAAACAGATGACGAATTGAACTTACACTTACAAATGGAATACAAACCATCGTGCGAACTATCGGCACAAATGGCTATTCAAAGTGTAATGGATGAGAACTTATTTGATTTAACTATTGAAAGACAGATAACAAGAGATGCTATTGTGGACGGATTAATGTGTATTGAAAATCGTTTCCACCCAGCCAAAGGGATAATATTAGAAAGAATAGACCCGATAGAAATGGTTTATTCTTTTACAAAAGACCAATATTTCAGAGATTGTTTTTATAAAGGACGGGTAAAACGAGCGTTGGTAGATGATGTTTTATTGGAATTTCCAAATTTAAGAAATCCTGAAAATATAGAAACTTTTGAAAAAATACAAGAAAGTGGCAGATGGTGGAACACCTACCATAATTTAGAAAGTAATTTAAAAGGACATTGTCATTTATTATATTTCACTTACCGAACAACAAGAGAGGAATATAATAAAATAAAAGAAAAATCCACAGGGGAGAAAATTCTTTCAAAAGCGGATGTGAATTTTGATGAAAGTAAATTAGAAGCCAGTTTAAAAAAAGGAGAGAAAAAGCACTTTAAAAGAATTTCAAAAGTAGAAGAAGTATTATTTGAGGGGGTTTTGGTTTTGGGAACAAACATTTTACTAAAATGGGAACTTGCTAAAAGTATGGCTCGACCAAACTCAAATACTCAAAAAGTGTGTGAGCAGTATGTTATGGTTGCTCCAAACTTCCAAGACGGACAAATCTTTAGTATGGTAGGCAGAATGAAGCCAATCGAAGATGAAAGAAACCTACTTGAATTAAAAGTAAGACAAATTATTCAAAAAATAACACCTGATGGAATTGGTGTAGATTTAGATGCTATTGCCGAAGTAGATTTAGGAAACGGAAAAACATTAGACCATAACGAAAGTTTAAATATGTACCTACAAACAGGTTCGTTTTTTTACCGAAGTTATGGTACTGGAGGGGATTTTAACAACGCCCAAAAACCTTATACAGAAATCAAAACAGGCGATAGTATAGGCAAACTACAAGCACTTCGGGAACAAAGCAATCAATATTTAATGCAAATAACAGATGTAGTTGGATTGAATAGTGTTACCGATGCTTCTTCTCCCACAAGGGATATGTTAGTTGGGGTACAGAAAGTCGCAGCGTTAAATTCAAATTTAGCCACAAGACATATTTTGTCAGGAAAAACCTATGTAACATTAGAAACGTCCAAAAGTGTTTTATATCGTTACCAAGATGTTTTACGATATTACCCAAGTATTAAAAAAGATTTTATCCGAAAAATAGGTGCAACGGCAGTAGAAGATTTGGAATCAATATCTAATTTGCATTTATCCGATTTTGCCATTTATTTACATTTAGAGCAAGACGATGAAGAAAAAGCGATATTAGATGCTGATTTATCATTAGCAGTACAACAAGGACAATTAACAATAGCAGACAAGTTTAAAATCAAAGCAATACGAATTTTTAAATTAGCATTGCAATATATGACTATTGTTATTGAAAAAAACACCAAAAAAGCACAAGAGCAAAAAGCACAAGAAGCACAGCAAAAATCCGATATGGATATTCGCACAAGCCAACAATCAAATCAATTTGCCCAACAAACTATTCAAATGCAAAACCAAGCAGACGAAGCAAAACAAAACGCAATCGGTTCGTGGGAAAAAGAAAAAGAACAAATCCGAATTGATGGTTTATTGGCAGTAGAAAAGTTAAAAGGGGAAAACGCAAAAGAATTGCAACTACTTGTAAATAGCGGTAAAACAGCAATAGCACAGAAAAGCGAGGAGGGTAAAAAAGAAAATTTGGCTGTCCAAGCAAACTATAAAACCGAACATAATAACCAAAAACAAAACGGAACACCTCCAAAAGACTTTGTTGCTGAAAATGAAGATAATAAAATGTTTGAGTTAAATGAATATATCGATTAAAAAAAATTATTTTTATTCATTTGTAGTCGTTTGTTGTCGTATAATTTTTTTATATTTGCAATATTGTTTTGACTTAATACAAATTATTAATATAAATAATACATTTAAAATTAATTAAATAGAATAAAAGATGGAAGGATTAGAACAAAATACTGAAATAATGACAATTACCGATGCTCCTGCTTATAATTTCACAGAAATTACAGAGGAGATTCAAAAC